GCTAAAAGTTCAAAACACCGATAAGGATCTTTACTATGTCCAACAATCTCTCTAAGAAGCGTCGTTTGATCAACTACCTCTACAGCGGTGGTGGTAAGAGCAAGGGTATTACTATGAACGAAGCACGTGCTAAGTTTGGTATCGCAAACCTTCGTGCAACCATCAGTGACGTAAAGTCGATGGTCGAAGCATTCGGAAATTGGGAAGTAATCTCAGAAGAAACTTCCACGGGTAAGACTCGTTACTTCATGGTGGACACCCACCCAGGCGACCGTACCTACGGTTATGCCCAAGACGGTTCCCGTTTTATGATGGCTTGATTTAGTCATCGATATCACAGAAGTGGGTTGAAAGACCCACCTCTGTTCTAGCCCTCGGGCGACAATCGAATATGAATCATGGAGTTAGTTTGATCTTCTCGCTCCAGCCTGGTGACTGAAAATGTTTTCGTCATGCGGACAAAGGTACTCGTTCCCGCGTCAACGGTCAAGTGACTGAGATAGGATAGACGAGGTTCTAGTAGGGATATAGCAGCAGTGTGATCCCGAACGATGGTGGTAAACTGAATTCCACCCCAGGCACGAATCACCGAATGGGATCGAAGTAGGGAAAGACTTCGATCCCATTCCCATATAAATATATGGACAAAAAAAGAAAAGAGGATAGAATGGATGCAGGTAAAGGTGACACATATCGGAAAGTGAACCAAAACAAATGGAATGATAATTGGGAGAAAGTTTTCGGTGATAAGCACAGGAAAAGAAACACACAATCAAATGCAAAAAGCGTACCTCAAGGGAAAAAGAAATCCACTTCCCGTGGTAAGCGTTGATACTAAGAAGTGGATTCATGAATTGAAGAAAAAGGATTCAAAATGAGTGAAGTAAAAATTGTTCGTGTTCACAGTGGTGAAGAGTTGATCGGTCAAGTTACAGAAACCGATACAGGTATTCATATTGATAAGCCTGCCATTATTCTTCCTGCTGGTGAGGGTCGTATCGGTCTTGCTCCTTATCTCCCCTATGGTGATGCAGAAGTAAACGGAGTTGATTTTAAAGACATTCATGTGGTATTCATGATGAATCCCGTTGAAGAATTTCAAAATCAATACACGCAATCATTCGTAAATGGTTTGACTATTCCATCCGCTGCTGAGTCTGCCGCTATCAACGCTGCTGACGGTTTGAAGTTGTCGGTTGATTGATGCGATTATCAAACTCTCAACAGGCGCATGTCCAACGTCTTCTTAAAAACGGAAGGACACGCAAAAGTAAAGTCAAAGCAAAAGCATCTTCCGCGAGAACGTCACGTTCTGGCAATGGTAAGAGACTGAAGTATTAAACTTCTGCTCTCGTAGCATAACGGATAATGCAACTGACTTCTAATCAGTAGATTGCAGGTTCGAATCCTGCCGAGAGCGTTCCTTCGGAGGGTAGATCCCCAATAGTTCAGTTGGTAGAACAATCGGCTGTTAACCGATACGTCGCAGGTTCGAGTCCTGCTTGGGGAGTTTAACGAAAAAAGGGGTTGACAAATCAACCAAACACATTAAAATTTGAGCAAGGAGATTTATTATGATTTCAAAAATTTGTTACGGTCTTGGTTTTGGTTCTATTGTTTTTTCTGCAATCTGCTATGAATCATATGGAATCGATTATGCAACATACGTTGGTCTTTGGGTTCCTTCGTTTTTCCTAGTGGGTCAATTTTTTGATCGGAGAGATAATGCCTAATAGCAAACAAGTAGATGTGAAAGCAAAACATCGTAAGCGTATAAATCGTCGCAGACAAAAGAGCGTCGAGCAACTTGGTAATGCTAAAAGAAAAACCATGCGTGATCTCCACGTAATCGGTTCTCTTCCTAACATCTATAAGGATCGTATCTAATGCACATCAATGAATCAATCAATGTCAAGTATAACGTCGCTATTGATTGCGACGATCAACCTGCACTCTATCTCTATAACGTAGACGCAATTGATCAGGGTGGTGGTTTTGATCTTGACACACTCGATGAATTTATTAAACTGTTACAAGAACAGCGTATTATTATTGAGTCTCGTTTAAATGAAAAAAACACTGGGGAGTTATTTCATGGCTAAGCGTGTGATTGATCAGTTTGACCTCGAAGCAGAGCGTGAAGGATCAGCGGTAAAGCGTCATACCGTTGTCCGCTCTGCTTGGGGTAAGGGTACGATTAAGTCTCGTCGTGGTCGTAAGGATGCAGAAGCAGCAATCGAACGTCGAACGGTCAGGGGTCATTATTCAAGGAGCGTATGATGTTTACTGCTATTTTTACACTCGGTGGTTTTACATTTGGTTTGATTCTAGGTGTTTGTTTCGGTTCTGGATTTACTGATCGGGGTCAGTGGTGAGAGAAAAAAATGAATTGTATTGATTGTGGAAACGAAATCCCTGCTATGCGTCTTGAAGCAGCACCAGGCACACATCATTGTGTGAAGTGTGTCGATAAACATATACCTAGAAGAAAGGGGTACATGATTTATGGACATAAGACAGCAGGTGAAATTGTTATGGCGGAGGGAAGCGAGAACATCCGTCGTCTCGAACGGGAATATTTTAGGAGTCGATAATGAATAATTTACTAATCGGTGAAAAGGTAGTTATGAAAGACAATCTTGGTTATGGAATTGTCATGGAAAAGAAAGACGATCAAGTTTTGATCCAAACAGAGGACGGTATGAAACAATGGGTTTCATCATCCAATGTTCTTAAACTTCTTCTCGAAACAGATCCAAATCCACAAGCAAATAAACTTAATGAATTGTGGGATATTAATTAGTCTACTGATATGGAATCGTTTAGGTGTTGCAACTGATACACCGAAGATTGCATACGCTTTTAGCCAACGTAGCACAACGGCAGTGCAGTTCACTTGTAATGAACAGGTTGCTGGTTCAAATCCAGTCGTTGGCTCTTAGGCGACATAGCCCAATGGCAGAGGCAGTGGACTTAAAATCCATCCAGTCCGAGTTCGAGTCTCGGTGTCGCTATTAATAACTAGATCCACCACCACCAGTTGATCTGGGTGTAGGTGTCTGATTAATACTTGAGAGTTGAGATAAGTCATAACCATTTCGAGTATTTCTAGAAACGCCAGGATTTGTACTCTGTTGTGATTGAGGTGTTGGTCCCGTTGATCCTTGAAGAGATTTCTTACTCTCCGTCAAAACACTAAACTTGGTTTCCATACCAATTCTATCTTCATCGACTGGTATTTGAGGACTGACAACAATGGACTCCAATCCATCATTTGTATCTACACTGATAACTGTGTATTGACCATCGTTGTTCTGTGTACCTTCAATTTTCAAAACGCTACCCACATCGATTGCATCTGCAAGCGGGTTCACGTAATTTATAATTTTACTCAATGACTTTTTACTGTTCTGTAATTTGTCATGGTTAAATTGAAGGGGTCGCATAAAGTGTTTACCTTGTAAAACTTTTTGATACATGTCACCGCTCATGGGTGCATCTTTCTCTGCGATTATAAAATTGTTATTTTTATACTTTCTAAATTTAAATGTACCAGACATCAGATCTTCTTTTCGGGAAGTTCCATCTGTCCACTCTCCGAGTCCTTTTGGTATCTCGAAGGGATCACCACTTTTTAGGTTTGAAAAAAAGCCTGAAATAATATCCATGTCTTTTTGTGTTGTGGTTGCGGACGAATACTCAAACATGACTAGATTTGTTTGATTAGAGAAGCCTACAATTACCTTCGTCGGAAATGAAGTTAAGTCTGTTTTCTTGATCTTTCTCAGGTTTACAGATTTCTGAAAAACAGCACCCAGAGAGATCATAGTTTTTTTAACGGAATACGATTTCTCTATAGTTTTATTTTTTAACTTTCTCTTTCTTAATGAAGAGCGATTCATTTTACGATCCGATTAAATTAACTGTTTGGGATAATCTATTTTTACTTCGTGCAAAAATTTGATTCGTATTATCGATCTCTAAGAAAAGACTCTCACCAGGCTCAAGCAAGTATCCAGTGTTCGCATTCGTGACTGTCTCTCTACCACCGATCACAACACCACCGCTGTTCGCTGGGTCCGCTTGTATATGCACACCCTTCGTTACAGATCTGTTTCCTAAGTTTCTAGGATTTTGAGAAACCGTTACGCTTCCAGATACGAGTGCTGATGGTTGTTTGTTTTCTGTAACCACAACGTTCAATGAAGTTTGCTGATCACCAGTGAAACCTGTAGATGCTGTATTCAGGAACGTTTCAAGATCATTTTTAAGATCTCTAACATCACTTCTAATATTGACCGTATCGGCTCTCATGCCGAGTTCAGAGAAGAAATTTGTGAATAGACCAGTTAAAGTGTTTTTGAGTTCTTGAACATTTTCTGATATCGCACCACCAATATTAACTGAGTCGGTCGCTGATGATAATGCTCTGGTGTTTAAACCAGATGGACTTGCAACTTCTATAGCGCCTCCACCAAGCGGTCCCTTGACCACAACTTCGCTACCTGTGATTCCTCTAATTTTGAGTCCATCACCAGTTGCATTTTTCACATGAACATTCGTACTAAGTGTAACAGTGCCAGTGAATGTACCATTATCAATTGCAACCTTTAATGCTCCGTTACCAGACACACCAAGTGGTTTACCATTCGAATCAAAGATCTTTACGTGTGCTGCTGTGGTTCCGTCAAAACCACCGACTGCAACATTATCTCTACCATACCCAAGACTTCTTACTTCAAAACTACCACCAGCAGGCATATGAGAAAGACGTACACCACCAGTTACTTCTACAGCGGTAGCACCTTGAATACCAATGATACCAACACGGTCACCATCTGTATTTCCTTGGAAAGCGGTTTCGAGTGATGATGGAACACCATTCGAAGGATATTGTAATTTACGAATTCGAACACCACCAGTAGTAGCAGTTACACCAACAGGAGTTCCTGTGTGCATACCTTGAACTGCAACGGTATCGATATCTTTCTCAAGCGTTCTTCTGTTTTCAGTAGTGAGTTTATAACCTGTCGCACCCGTATAACCAAGAGGTCCAGCATAAAGACTACGAATCTCGGGTTTAGCAGACTTCGAACCAAAGGTCACACTAAACGGAACCATGTCCGCTCCGATGCTTTGAACACTACCAGTGACTTTCACTGGAGCAAAGTGAGTCTCACTAATTCTGCCAGGACCATAAGCGGTAGGACCACTCTTACCAAAGGTTGGACCGACGACTTGAATGATAGATGTGACAGTAACATTTGTTCTGGCATTATGATTACCCATATCACCAATTTTAATTCTTTCATTCTCAAGACGAACACCACCAGTTACCTTCAAAGCCTCGGATGCTGCGTCAATAATGGCACCAGTATAACCAGTGTTATTATTAAAAGATCCCATGATTTGAACTGGAAGGGGTTTGATTCTTGATACTCGATTAACGGTATCGGTATCACCCCATGCTGTTTTTACAATTTGAACGTGAGCGCCTGTAAAACCAGTCCCACCACCTGCACCGAAGTCAGTTGCGATTGTATAAGTAGCACCACCAATAATAACATTATCACCTGTTTGACCTGACGCGAGGTATGGTTCGAATCCCATTTGCTTTCTCCTGTAAGTAACATAAATATATAGGAAAAATAGTTGACCTAATTCTGAGACACTCTATAATTCATCAAAAGGAGTTTATATATGGGTATACCAGACGTAAAAGAGATCTCTGATAAAGTTGAGCAGTACGCAAAAAAACATACGGCATCTTATATAGATGCAGTTGTAAAGATTGCCGAAGAAAACGAGATTGATATAGAGGTAATTGGTAAATTTCTAGGAAAGCCTATTAAAGAAAAACTTGAGATCGAAGCAAGAGACTTAAACTTGATTCGAGCAAAGAAACCAAAACTACCTTTTTAGGTTGACAATTGTTTTTGTTATTGTACAATACATCAAAGCGGGGAGTTCCCGCGAAGTTTAGTGCGAGGGAGTTCCTCGCGGAAAGGATAATACATGGGTTCATTTTCTGATTTTAAAAAGCGTTCAAAGGGTAGCATCGGGGATCTGACTGCAAAGTTAGAGCAAATGAATAAGAAGGAGTCCTACAAGGATGATCGCTTCTGGATGCCTCAACGAGATCAATCTGGTAACGGTTACGCAGTCGTTCGTTTTCTCCCTGCTTGCGAGGGTGAAGAACTTCCGTGGGCAAAGTATTACGAGCATACTTTTCAAGGTCCAGGCGGTTGGTATATCGAAAAGTCTCGCACAACATTGAATGAAAAAGATCCTGTTTCTGAAATGAACAGTCGTCTTTGGAACAGCGGTGTTGAGTCTGACAAAGATATCGCTCGCGCCCGTAAGCGTCAAACACGTTATGTGTCTAACATTATGGTTGTCTCCGATCCTGCAAACCCTGACAACGAAGGTAAGGTTTTCCTTTATCGCTTCGGTCCAAAGATCTTTAATAAGATTCAAGAAGCGATGCAACCAGAGTTTCAAGATGAAGAACCGCTCAACCCGTTTGATTTTTGGGGTGGTGCGGACTTCAAGTTGAAGATTCGTAAGGTTGGTGGTTATGTAAACTACGACAAGTCTGAGTTTGCTCCATCAACAGAATTGTTTGAGGGTGATGATTCCGCACTGGAACGTGTTTGGAATCAACAGCACAAACTCGGAGAGTTTGTTAATCCTGAATCTTTCAAGTCATATGATGAGTTGAAAGAAAAACTTGATGCAGTCGTTGGTGCTGATATCCGTGCCTCTGCTCCTGTGAAGGAGAAAACGATTGAGGATGTTCAACCCACACCTTCCGAGAGTGTGAGTGATTCGACAGAGAGCGGTTCAAGTGATAAGCAATCCACTATGGATTATTTTGAGGATTTGATGAACGAGAATAGTTGATACTACGCTATTCTTCTCTCTCAGAGGGCCCTTCGGGGCCCTCTTTTTATTAACTATACATTGTTCCTCTGTTCATATTTGCTGCATCTCTAAATGGAGCAGAAGAAGTATGTGTCTCTGTTCCACTCGCATCAACGAAAGTTTGATTTGTTAAACTACTTGACGCATCGATTTCTTGACTCAATATTCCTCCCATCACACCACTTCCAGAACCTCTTGCGGCAGATGCGTTTTCAAATTCTGCTCCTGCTAAGACTGCTGCTCCTGCCACTGTGTCTGAAACGTTTGGTTCAAGTGCAGCACTTGCAGGGGGTGAAGGTTGTATATCGGGTGAGCGTTCTAAGTTTTGATCTCTGAATGTAGGAGACATTTCCACAGGAACTGATATAGTTTTTTCCCTACTTCTTTCTTTAGGTCGTATGAATGATTGTTCCGATGCTTGGATTAGTTTTCTACCCATTTCAGCAGCGGCACCAGATGTGTTTATTCTATCAGACTTACCATCCAGAATAGCACGATGTATAAAATGTCCATTCTGTCTAAAGTCTCCACTCCCTGTGCGTCGAAACGACTGGCCATGACCCCGCGACCCACGCAACGCTCTGGCTTGTTTGAAAAACATATTTTTACCACTATAGATGTCTGGATACTTATCTTTGAATTCATCACTTTGACGTTCTAGTAAATCTCTATACTGTTTATACAAGTGAAGAAGCGAATTTCCTGCTGTTTTGTCGTCTATGTCACCACGGAGATGTGACAATGTATTTTGCATGATGTCGAATTCCATTCTCGACAAGTTTGCTAAAATTCCACCATCTCCGTATTTTTCGCCTGGTTGTTGATTAGCGGAACCACCCTCTGACATGGGTGTTTCAGCAAGTGCATCAGGCATCGGACCTTCTTCTATCGTAGATGGACCAGCGAGTGGTTGACCTGTATCTGGATCGACGGTTTGTGATACGGGACGAGCAGAGTCTAATTCTTCTTGAGTGAAGTTATTAGTAGTTAGTTTTGATTTAGGAACAACCATTTCTTCACCATCTTTGGTGACGGTAAACATCTCTTCACCTGCTTCATTTGTAACTGGTTTGGATTCTACTGTTTGGGTATCTCGTTCTCTTTGACTTTGTTCCGCCATCTGATCTGATATCGCATTGATCAGTCCTCGTATCGCTAGACCAACTACTGCTGTTCCTAACAGAGCAGCAGCGATAGTGGCTAATCCTGCTAATATGGTTGAACCAGCCATAGCGGTCACTACTGCGGGAAGGAATCTACTTACAATTCCTGCCACACCTCCACCAAGTATGTCACCTAATATACCACCCTCACCATCTTTGCCCTCACCAAAGGTCGCGTCATCTAGATCAGGGGTTTCAATACTGGGAACTTTTCCTGCTCGTCTTGCCTCTCTTTCCGCTTCTACATCTTCAAGAGGATCACCTTTCATGTGGGCTAAAAGTTCAGCGAACTTTCTGTCCATTTCAACTATAACACCATTTATACTATACAGAAATGCGTTTGAATTTCGTAACTCAAGAACAACCTCAACAAAGTTTCCCCCGACACCACCACTTTCATCTGGTGGTGAATCTTCTATAGGTGAATCTATAGGCGAATCCTCTATAGGTGAATCATCACTCTCGACTCCACCTCCACCACCGACACCTTCAGCACGTTTTCTTTCAGCACGTTGTTTTCTAAATTTCTTAAACGCTCTTTGAGCCTGATCTGCGAGAGGAATTGTAGAAATTATTCCTTGAATGAATCCTGTGATATCACCAAAAATCTCTTCACCAAAAAGTTTTATAAAAGATTTATTGGGATCTGTTTCTCCCGCAGGTCCACCTTTGCCCAAACCACCTTTTTCTTTTACTTTATCACGCTTTTGTTTTTGCTTGTCTTTTTCCCTCTCTTTTGCAAAATCAAATAAAGCCTGTGCAGCGTCCTCTGTGTTCTCTTTAATGTCTTTGACATCTGCTGCTGCTTGATCATCCTTCATCTTACTTTCAGCGTCTTTAGAACTTGCACTCTCAGATCCACCATTTTTTGGTGGAGCAGGTACGAACCTACCCTGACTATCTCTGAATCTACCAGACTCAGGATCGAATTCACCTCCGAAGAAATTTAGGTATGGTGTTTCTGCCATTATCGTTTACGAGCGTTAGCAGCCTCTATACGTCTTTTCTCTTTTTCTAACCACGTGGTTAACTGTAAAACGTATATCTCCCTCTCCCACGGTAACATTTCTTCTAGTTCTGTTAGACTATAATCATGATGTTGCATCATTTGAAAATTCAGAACGTAGTAGTAACGTAAAGTATTATGAGAAAGGGTTAGGTGAAAAAATCATTCAACCCGCTGAGTGTAATCTCGTACTCCTCCTTTTTTTGTTTCTCTTCATCGATGACGAAGTATTTTACTTTGTGTGTTAATTTTGGTATAGATTGTATAAACTTCCCTAAAACTTGAAACTCCTCAGATGTTAAGGACTCCACGAAGTTTACTCTTTCTTCTATTTCAACATCATTACAATTCATAACTTTTTCTTCTGTCCATACTTCATCTAAACAGGATGCAATTACACCGATCAACTGATCTGTCTCTGACTCATCGAAATCAATTTCTAAAAGAGAATCGATGCATGGGTATTTCAATGTAATCCCAAGAGTATCAGTCAATTTGATTCTCGAATCACCAACACTAGAGACATCTGGTGCAGGAATATCTGATATATTAACTTTTGCTTTTGAATTTTTACCTGTATATGGACACTTGATTTGAGGTTCACAGACCTCGCCAACAGATTTTGCTC